TTCCTTACGCTCACGGTCAGTACCCAATTGCTCATCTTCAGGGAATTCAGAACGGTAAGTTCTACCGTAGATCTGTAATCAAGAACTTGATTCCACTTCAGCGTGAATACAACAGGACTCGTTCTCAGATTATCCACGCCAAAAACCTTATGTCTAAGCCTCAGATGATGTACGCAGAGGGCTCAGTAGATCCTAAGCGTATTACAGCAAAGGCTGGTCTATGGGTTCCTGTTCGTCCAGGATTCCAGTTCCCTGCACCAATTCCTATTCAGCCAATTCCGAGCTACGTAATTCAAGAAATCCAACAGCTTCAGTCTGACTTTGAAGACATATCCGGTCAACACCAGATTAGCCGTGGGGACTCGGCTCCTGGTGTTACCGCTGCTACTGCTATTGCGTACTTGGGTGAGCGCGACGACGCTTACCTAACTACGATCTTTAATAGCATTGAAGCTGCACTAGAGAAACTAGCAAGGCAGGCCCTTAGCCTCTTTGTCCAGTACGTACAGAGTGATCGCTTGATCAAGACTGTTGGTACAGATGGATCATTTGACGCGCTAATGTTGTCTGGTGCGGACATCGCATCTGGTACGGATATTAGAATTGAATCCGGATCAGCACTTCCAACATCCAAGTCTGCACGCCAGGCCCTTATCACCGAATGGATGAAGATGGGCTTTATCTCTCCACAAGATGGTCTACGTGTACTAGAGATGGGTATGCTAAAGCAGTACTACAACCTAATCAAGATCGACGAAAACCAAGCTCAGCGCGAAAACTTGATGATGAAGAAGCTAAGCCCAGAACAGATCGAACAGCACTACTCCGAGTGGGAAGCTGGCGTTCTACGTGGCGACGAGGACAAGTTTATCCCAGGATCAGAAGCAGAGACTGGTACAGCTATACCTCTCAACCCACCAACTCTTGTTGCGGCTCACGATTACGACAACCACGCCGTACACATCGAGGTTCACAACAGGTTCCGCAAGAGCCAGTCCTTCGACTTGCTTGCGCCTGAAGTTAAGGCAGAATTCCAGAAGCACATTCAAGCTCACGAGGTTGCATTAATGCAACGTCAGATGCAAGCAGCGCAGATGGGAATGACGGGCCCAGCAATAGAAGAAGGAGCCCCGGCAGAGGAGCCAGCACCAGCTGGTGACATGCCAGAGCAGTCAGGGATGACTGAAGAACAACTAGGATAGGAGACGTATGTCAAACGAGGAAACAAACCTAGACGATCTAAGTCTAGAAACACCTGATCTGGAAACTCCCGATCTTGAAACACCTGAAACACCAGAGCCAGTAAAAGCTCATCCAGCTCACGAAAAGCTTTTGGCTGAATTGCCTGAAGCTTGGCACCAAAAAGTGCTTCCGCATCTACAAGAGCAGGACAAGTACTACCAGCAGCAAATAGAGAAGTTTTCACCGTACAAGGATCTCATTGACAACAATGTTGACGCCGAGTACATCTCTCAAAGTATTCAGCTAGCTAAGGCTATTGCCGAAGATCCAATTACAATTCACGAGAACCTAACTCGCGCTTTGCAAGCTCAAGGCTTACTAGAGAAAGAAGCTAAAGAAGCTGCTTCTGAGATCCTAGAAGAAGAGGGCTTATTTGAAGAATCAGAGCTATCTCCTAAGCTACAGAAAGAGCTTGCAGCTCGCGATCAGAAGCTAGAAGAAATTCAGAACCAGCTTCGCGAACGTGAACTTGAGCGTCAGACTGCACAGGAATACGAGATTATTGAGGCTGAGCTAAAGGGTCTTAAGGACGTATACGAGATAAGCGCCCAGCAAGAGAAGGCAATTGTCGAACTCATGGAGGCTTCGCTCGAAAGAGGCCAGGACATTACGGTTATTGATGCAGCTAAGAAGCTAGTTGGTATTACCGGTGTTGGCTTTAAGAAGATCGGCAGTGCAGCTTCAGCTGGAAAAGATGCACCTATTGTTGTAGGTTCTACCGGCGGAGTACCTTTTGAGGCCGTGTCTGTACCTAAGGACTTTAAGGACAAAAAGGCTATGCTAGCTCAGATGTTTGAGCAGCAGCTTAAGGCCGGACCAAACAGTCTATAAATAAAAAAGAATCCTCACTCCCCACCACTGGTGGGGATTCTTTTTTGCCTGTGTTACAATAAAGGTGTCTGTAAGTACAGCCCCTAAGGGGTCAGGGCAAAAGACTTGAGCGTATATCGCATTTCATTTATTCATACAAACAATCTAGGAGTCATTCACATGGCAGGACAATCCATTCTGACCTTTGCGTCAGAAGCAATCAAACTAGTGTATGGAGACCTTCACGAGCAGCTGCGCGACAAGAACCCTGCACTGCAGCTCATCGAGGCTTCATCCGCTAACATCACCAAGAACGGTAAAGAAGTTATCTTCGACACCCACATTGGACGTAACCAGGGAATCGGTGCACGTGGCGTTCGCGAGAAGCTACCTCTAGCCGGAGCTCAGAAGTACAAGCAGGCTCACCTGTACCTAACCAACCTATACGGATCCATCGAGGTTGACGGTCAGCTATTCGAGCAGGCTTCAGAGGACTACCAGTCCTTCATCAACGTTGTTGACAACGAAATCCGCGGTCTAAAGAAAGACCTAGCTAACGACCTAAACCGTCAGGTTTACGGCGATGGCTCAGGTAAGTTGGCAGTAGTAACTGGCCAGGACACCGGAGTTCTAGGAGTCGACTCAACTCACTTCCTAGAAGTAGGAATGGTGTTCGACGTTGTTGACCCAGCAACTGGTGTAAAGCAGCAGTCAGGCGCAGCAAGCTCTCTTGAGATCGTTGCAATCGACGAAGAAGAAAGCCAGATCACCGTTACCGGTACCCTAGGTACTTTCGGAACCAACATTAACGCAGGCGACATTCTAGTTCGTTCTTCCAACGGAGTAAACTCCTTCGGTAAGGAATGGACTGGTCTTGCAGCTATCGTTAACGACAGCACCGAGCTACACGAGATTGACCCAGAAGAGTACCCAGTCTGGAAGTCAACCGTTAAGACTCTAGGAACACCTGGAACATCCACCGGAACTCTAACCGAGCTCGCTCTTATCAACCTCGTTCAGAGCGTTGACAAGAAGGGTGGAGACGTAGACGTAATGCTAGCTAGCCCAGGCGTATTCAACGCTTACTGGGACTTGCTACAGGGTCTACGCCAGTTCACCAACGGTGCAACCCTTGAGGGTGGACAGCGTGCATTCACATTCGATGCAGTTGGCAAGCCAATCAAGTTCGTATCCGACTACGCAGCTCCAGCAGGAACCGTCTACGCTCTATCGAGCAAGGAAATTGTTGTGAACCGCAAGAAGGACTGGGCATGGATGGACCGCGACGGATCAATGTGGTCCCGTGTCGCCGACACCGACGCCTACGAAGCTCGCATCTACCAGTACTCACAGCTTGGTACCTACCGCAGAAACGCACACGCGGTACTATCAAACATCACTGAGAAGTAAGAAGCGAATAATCGCCCGTAGGGATCAGGCCCCCGTCTCACCTGATCCCTACGGGTTTCAACTTAGGAGACAAAATGTCATATATAGAATTCGATAAAATCGATGGACTCTATTCAACCGATCACCGCAGAGTTGCGGAAGTAATCAGAGACCTATTTCCAACCGTAAGACTTATAAAGGTTGACTCCCTTCACCCAACCTACAACCCAGAAATGCCATTTGCGCTTGTTGACGAGCCACACATGCTACCCCCTTACGTAATTAGATACATGAAGCCATCTGAGGTTGATCAAAGACTTGTTGCGTGGCTAGTTGAAAATAACATGCATGATGCAAACTCAAAAGTTAATAGATTAAAGATTTTAGAAATGGCCGAAGCTGCCATGAAGGCCAAGCGTGAGTTAGAATGGATGGGGGAAAAGAAAGACATGATGAAGTCAATTATGAAGTCCAAGAAGCACGAGTACCGCCACGGCGGAAAGGTTATTAACAAATAATGCCAGCAGAAACTTTTACTAGAACCACACTAGACGTAGCAGATAGAGTCAAGGTCTCTTTTGGAGATACCTCAGGCTCGCAGATCACTGATGCCATGATCGTCAGATGGATCAACGACGGTCAGCAAGAAATAGTAAATAATAACGCAATCCTTAAGGACACCAAGTATTCTGACGTTGTGGCTGGTCAAGCAGACTACAGCTTCCCTTCTGACAAGGTTCAGTACATTGAAGCACTTTATGTTGATGGTCGCCCTGTTAGAAACGTT